AACGTATCCATTACGGATAGGAAGTAATCAGTACCAGCCACATCAAGACTAGAATCAAATATCTCATCTAGTAATAATAAGTTGGTGTTGACTGAGTTTTTCATCTTAGCTATCTGTCTCCATGTAAAGAGGATAGCCAAGTCGATACGCATCTTTTCTCCTTCAGAGAATGACGCATAGGTGAATTCGTCTCTGAACCTAGACTTAATAGTTTCATTGAACGATTCATCTAATTCAAACCTAACAAAGAAGTCCATTGCGGACAGATACATGTTAATTAGTTTGTTCATAGCTGGTAAGTATTCACGAATGATAGTCGTCTTGATACCAGTATCTTTAAGTAATACGCCTGCGATCTCTTGCAATTGTTTCTCTTTAACGAGAGTCATCTTTACTTCGTTCTTTTGTAAAGCATCGTTAGCTAATAGCTTGATCTTATCTTTCTCTACATCGATATCACCTTGTACAGATAACTCAGTGATCTCTTTCTCTAATGCATTATTTGTTTTGATGAGCATGTTCATTGCATTGATTTCAGTAGAGATTAAGATGTTCTTATCTTGTATTTGATTTAGTATCTCTTGTTTCTCTTGTAAATCAGTGCTCAACTTAGTGTATGCTGCGTTGAGTGTAGACATACCATTATTGATCGTCTGTTTCTCAGATGTAATCTTATTGATGATCTTATCTTTATGTTCATGCTGGATACCTTGTTCACACGAAGGACACGTCTCGTTATTTGTAAAGAACTGTAAGTGTTCATCTACACCGGCCATCTTTTGTTGTAGCTTATTCATGTTCGTCTTACACGCTTCAAGGTTCTTATCTACATCAAGCTTAGTAGTAAGTTTAGTGTTTAATTCTTCGATGTCTTTATTTAATAAGTCGACGAGGTGTGTCTTATCAGATATCTCGACGATGTTTGCTTCGATCTTATCTTTGATGACTTTAGTGTTTTGATCTTTAGAGTGTTGTAAAGATTCAATTAAACTCTTTTGTGCTTTAGCTTGTTCAGTAATGATACGTATCTCAGTCTCAATAGCAGTTAACTCTTCTTTGTTTTCTGCCATCTTTTCTTTTAAGATCGTATTCATAGTTGAGAATACCTTGATGTCAAGGATATCTTCAATGACTTCACGTCTTTGCCATACAGGTAACTGCATGAACGGTACAAAGGAAGCAGACCCTAGTATCACTACCTGGGTGAAGGTCTTATAATTTAGTTTTAGGATCTGCTGTTCGAGGACTTTTTGATAATCTTTTACGGCTGCATCTTGATTGATGATAGTTCCGTTTTGATATATCTCAAAGATATTTGGTTTAATACCACGTACTACTCTATAGTTTAGAGGACCAATAGAGAACTCAATCTCAACCACACAATTCTTTTGGTTGATAGAGTTTACTAATTGGTTCTTGTTGATATCACGAAATGGTTTGTTGAACAGTGAGAAGGTAAGTGCATCAAGGATAGTGGACTTACCTTCACCGTTTTTCCCAACTATTAAGGTTGTTGAGTGACCATCTAATTGAACTTTATTTCCTGCGTTACCTGTACTTAAAAAATTACGCCATGAGACCGACTTGAATATTATCATATTTTTAAACCTATTTTCATATAAATATTATATACTATTAAACAATTAATGTACAATAAAAATGCCTATCCCAGAAGTATTCAATTCACTTAAATCCTTTATCTTAACTGATGAGGAACTTTCACGACATACTACCATAACTGAGGATCCATGGAATAAAGGTAAAACTGGTTTACATACGCATTCAGACAATACAAAAAAGCTTATGGCTAAAGCTAAAATTGGTAAAAAAAGAAAACCATTTAGTGAAGAAACTAAAAGAAAAATGGCCGCAGCAAAACTTAATAAACCTATGTCTAATGATGCTCGTAAGAAGATGTCAGATGCAGCTAAGAAACGTTGTGAAAAATACACGTATGAAAGTTTGCACGTTAGACATCTAAATTAATAGCCTCTAAATAAAGACCTTTTACATAGGTCTTAATAGATTCTTTATCTCCTTCCGTTTGGAGGGAATCAATATAACCACTAACAATGCTAATAGTATCTTCCAAATTAATCTCAGCATCAATGGTACCTTCGTTGAATTCTGAGAGATCTTCGATAATCTTGACTTCATATGGTGCTTGTTCGTACATCATGTTAACGAACCTATCAAATTTATATAGGTCTGTCTTATTCACGACGACTAACTTGATGTACTTATCCTTTATATCTATGGTTGTAAGATCGAGTGGTTCTTGACCCTTATCATTATACTCGATCTTTTCATGTATAGTGAATGGGTTTTGGATGAACTCTAACTGACGCGATATCGTATCAAATATAGAAAATCCTTTTGGATCTCCTGCATCTTGCCATGTCATCTCATATGGTGTGCCAACATATTCAATGTTTTCTGCTTTAGATCTAGTATGATAATGACCAGACCATACGCGTTCATACTTTGCAAACATATCATGTGATAAACCTTCTTCAGCATGCATACCTCTATACATCGGGAATCCAGCTATCTCAAAATGACCAGCACAAATATCAGACTTACTGTTATCGATAAAGTCGAATACTTCTTTCTCGTTCTCTTTACAAATCCATGGTATAAGGTCAAACGTTGTACCATCAATATCTATTGTACTCGGTTTATCAATTAAAGTAAAGTTATATTCTCCTAAGATAGAGCCTGTAGATGATACCGATAGAGACTCTTTCCAAAATATATCATGATTACCTAATAGTGTATAGAATTGCACAGGTCTTTTCTTTAACTCATCAAAGAAGAACCTTTTTACTTCTACTAGTGTATTGAAGTTTATAAACTTACGACGATCAAATAGGTCGCCAAGTTGGATTAGGTGTGTTATATTATTTGCGTCGATGTAAGGGAATACTACTTCATTATAAAACTTCTCATAGTATGCCAAGAACTTCAATGAGTCGCCTCTCACACCAAAGTGAGTATCACCTAAGATCATTATCTTACTCATCTAAACCCTCAATAAATGTATCTAATGTTATCGTATCTGGATCTACTTTCTTTTTCTTCTTCTTATTCTTCATACGCTCTTCAAACTTATCATCGAATGTACCATGTTGTTGCATAAACCCAATGAACCCGTTATGGAAGTCATCATCATGGTCATGGTCTTGTACTTCAAATGATTCAATCGTATTGTCTCTGATTAATTTGCCACGAATATATGATTGTTTCTTTTCCTTTTCTATGCGACGAAGGAATGCATAGTAGATGATCTGTGTAAAGTAACTGAATGGATTAGATGATTTTTCAGGATCAAAATTATCAAAGTACATGATACAATTCTCGATGCCGTCAAGGATCATGTCATCTTTGTATGAATAGTTAATAAAGTTTGGGCGATTGGCTAACTTAGTAGCGATCTTAAGGATACACTCACCAAGATAATTAGAGAGCTGTGGTTTAGGATCACCACCAGCTTCTGCTTCTGCACATTGTTTCTTATATTTTTTAACTGCTTCTAAGAAGTCAACGTTGTTTACGTAGTGGACTGGTTTTTTCTCAGTCATGTAATTCACCTTTATTTAATAATTAAGATCATTGTACTACATAATGAGTATAAAGTAAAATTATTTTACTCGTCTTCGTCATCACCAAAAAAATATTGATATATTTCCCAACCTAATATGATGATAAAAATCAGATAAAAATAATTGTACATTAATTCCATGTCGTGATATTATGACTGTATGGGGTTTTTCTAGTAGTTAATGAATAGTTTTAGATGTATATGGAATCAGAATAGATTCAGGTAACTCTTCTTCAAACTCATCTCTTCTAAACATGTTCTGTAGTTTCTCTGCTAGTTCTTTCATCTCGTTCGGGTTATAGGCTTCTTGGGGGAATGTGGTCGCATTTCCAAGGAAGTCATCTACAGATCTATGATACTCGTCTATGTAGCGTGGATCCATGTCTTGAATGAATAACACATGTTGTTTCGTAAAGGTATATTCATCAGAAGCTGAGAAATGGGTCCACGCACCTAATACGATAGAGTCCATTACCTGACCATGAATACTGCGAGGAACGTGTTTCACAGCCATAGGAAACATGCATCTTACTTCATAGTCGTCTTCAGTAATCAGTTGAGTAAGGATCTCTTCTCCGCTTACTAGCTTTAATACTACATATCTGTCTAACTCTGCAACCATTAGATATTTACCTCGTGGACTTTATAGTCAAACTTCTCTTCAGAATAGATCTTGATACGTTCAAGGAAGTGGTTCAATGTGTGATTCTTTCTTGATTTCCATTGAAGGTCATCAGCAACGTCATATAGTTTAAGATGAGTCTTACCATCTTTTAATCTTAATCCTCGTCCAATGGATTGAAGGTTTCTGATCTTAGACTTAGTAGGACTAGCAAAGATAATATTCTCTATGCTTGGTATATTTATACCTGTAGAAAACGTAGCGTATGAAGCAACGATGATTGTGTTATCACTCTTCTCAGTATTCTTACGGATGTCTTCGCGATCTAATGTCTCTACTCCACCATGCACGATGTATACATTCTTATCAGGAGCTTTAGCTTTGATGGCTTCATATAGCGGTATTCCGTGTTTATCTACGAATTGGAATAAGACTAATGTATTACCTTTACAATTTAATGCAAGGTTACGTATGAATTTATTTCGCGCTTCGTTTAATACAACGAATTCCATCTCCTCTTGATAAGTGTGTTCTTTGACTATCTTACGGAGTTCATCTTTATATTTTAAGATTAGACAGTTGATATCGATCTTAACGACCTTACCATCGTCCATCAGTTCTTTTGTAGTGATGACTCTATGGACTGGTCCAAATAAACCCTCTAAAGTTAGTTGATTGATCTTTTTATTATCAATCGTACCAGTCGTACCAATTCTATACTTAACATGCTGCATACGTTCCATGATAGTAATCAATGATGTAGCTTTAAACTGATGTGCTTCATCGCCAACTATGACATCGAAGTTTTCGAACCATTGTTTAGGCTGAGTGTAAATAGACTGCCATGTAGTAATGAGAACGTTCTTAGTAAATTCTCTTGTAAATCCCGAATATAGTTTCTGACAGTTAGCTCCTACTGACCAACCATTATGAGATGAATAGTCTTCAAAATCTGAATACATCTGCTCTACTAATGATGTTGTAGGTACAACTATAATAGTCTTACGATCTTCTTCGAGGTGCCATCTCATCAAGCAATAGATCATGAATGATTTGCCAGATGCAGTAGGTGATAGTAATACTGTGCGATTAAGATTTAATGCTGTTTGTACTGCAGATATTTGATAGTCACGTGGTTCGATTGGTTGTCCACGACCGTATAGATCTAAATCATATATGAACTTAGTGACTTGTTCTGTGGAGTAGTTGTGTATATCTAATGGTTTTGGGTATTCATCTGTTGGGTTGAATGTTAGTTCATAGTTATTTCGTTGAGCAAACTCTAGAACGTATTGATATAGTCCCGCGTATAGAGTCTTTCTGATTAATGAATACAGGCGAACTTTGCCATCCCACAGTCTAGCCTTAAACTTAGGAGTAAATCGTGCACCTGGAACTTCATACGTAAAGAAGTTCTCTAGTTCTTGTTCACATCCTGCATCACCAAATACACGGATGTTTACTTCATTAATCTTTTCAATGGTTAGTTTCATTACATCCCAGCTAGGAACTTCTTCCATTCAATACCATTCTTAAGTTGCCAATCTCTTGCTTTGATTTGACCTAAGATGCCTTCGAGCAGATAACCCATGGTCTCAAGGTATTCGATCTTTGTATTTAAGTTAATTAAGTCTTGATCACCTTGAAGGAACTCGTCCATCTCATTCTTAAGTGGCTTGATTAGTTGATATGGTTGCCAACCTAAGTCAGCTAACTCTTCTCTTGATAGTTCACCTCTATAGTACCTAAACTTATTCTTGCGTAATAAGTTGTATTCAGCTCTAGACTTAGTAAGTCTTAGCTTGACTTGTACCATGAGCTTAATATACTTTGCGTGGACCTTAGCAGTATCAGTCGATGCCTCACCTAGATGATTATCATCGATAAGACTGTCTTGCTCCCACATCGTTTGTATCTCTTCAATATTCATAATATACCCACACCATTTAAAATTACATTATAACATAATTACTAATTAATGTACATGCTTTAGTTTGCTGCTCCCACCGCGCTTGAAGTAGCGTTGATATCCATAAAGTCATAATAATTATACCTAAATGTAGCTGTCCCAATAAGATAATTAATATCAGTCGTAGTAGCTGTAAATGGTAATGATGACAGTGACACTGGATGTAAGTCTCTAAATAAGATAGTTTGAGAAGTAGTATTCTGGCTGCCTAATATTTCAAGTATACCGTCTGAATAATTTCCTACCATACCGCCGAATTTATTATTTTGTACTAATGGATCTTGAGTTACAAGATTTTGATACTGTAGATAATTCTCAGGGAAGCCTAAACCTATAAGCCAATTAAATACGCCTTTATAATTTGCTAGGTTCTCATCTACAAGAAACTGTACAGTAAGGTCTCCATAATGGATCATATCACCAGGTACACCAATAGTTGAGAACGTTGTTGGCATCTCCATAGATGGAAGTTCTATCTCAGGTAGATTTGCCTCTTGACAAAAGTATGTCAAGTCAGGTAATTTAGAGATCGATAACCTAAACCCTGTAGGGGATAATGGGTTGATATTACTAGGTACAGGACAATTTGCGTTAGCCATAGTTAATTCCTTAATATTATATACTATTTATACAAAAGAAAAAGGACTCTTACGAGTCCTTTTCTTATCATGCAGTGTCCCGTAAGGGATCTTATTACATGAGATTTGTAACCGCAACTTTTCTGTAGTAGTAGTTCTTATTAGCAACGATAACGTTGTTGTCAGAATTACTATCATCTAAGTTAACGAATGGGTTAGCTACGATACCGTAACGTGTCTTGAAGCCAATTTTTGGTTGGAATGTGTTAGGATCAACAGCACGAACCAATTGGAGAGGAACGTATGGGCAATAGAATAAACCAGCATCAAATGCTGATGTACCTTTGTAACCAACTACG